GACCAGATTTGGAAAAGTAGCTCATAATATGGATATATACGGTTCCAGTAATGACAAAAGTCAGCGGTTTCAACAATACAATCAGAATGTCACCGTTGATGAAGACATTGCGTTACATGCGAGAGATTTAGTGAGAGTTGAGTTTGATGATGAAGAAGAAGAGTTGACTTGGGGAGACAAGTTAGCCATGGCTTTTTGGCGCACAAAGTATTTTGTGCAAATTATTAAATATACTGTTAAGAGATTCATTAAAAAGTTGTTGTACGATCCTGACCCTCTTTGGTCTCAGCGCCGTCAAGACGCTGCTGCAATTACAACTTTTCTTTTGGTGTTAGGCATAGAGTTGCTTATTATTCATATGATTAAATGGGCTAAAAAGAAGTATTGGCCACAGGAACCTGCAGTAGACCCTGCAGAAGTAGTAGATGTTGCCGAAAAATTCACAGCCCAGAGTTGGCGTGTTGATTTTAAATGGCCGGATAGTAAAGTCTCGTCTAGCGTAGTTGCGATGCAGCGAGCAGTTAAGGAAGTAGATTTAATTTATGATGGCGTTAGAATTAAAGGATTCGGCGTTGTTTCAGGTAGGCATATTTTAGTGCCCTATCATTTTGTTCAGAACACACAAGGTGTTATTGTAATTTACAAAAATCGTGATTTAAATCACATTTGTGTAGACAATGAAAAGGTTGAGACAGAGTGGAGTAGTCCGACAGAAGATTTAGCTATTTTAGCTTTACCCAAGTCATTTCCGTCCCCTTTTCCAAATATGAGTCATTTTTTCCAAGATAAAGGCTTGACTGGAGTTAATACTCTTGTTAATTCTTTTGGATACAAACACCTTTGCACGGGAACAACAGCATCTTTAGATCGTACTCATACTTATAGTCATAAATTAGCCAAGTCAAGTTTTATAAATGAGATTGGGCCAAAAGATTTTACATATGAGGTGCAGGGCCTAGGTTTGTGCGGCTCGTTGGTGGTTAATTCTACCGGAGGCGTGCTAGGTATGCACGTTGCAGGCAGTCCCATGGATGGGACAGGAGTTGCTTTAAAGTGGAGCAGCATGACAAGGAAAGTCATAGAGAATGCCTTAATAGCGGACAAAAATATTTTACCATGGCAGGAGTCTGAAAAGATTCTGCCTGGCATGAGCGTCGTTAAGTTAGATCGTAAAATGAATTGCAGTGTGCCCAGTTATACAGATTTTGGTCCTTCGCCATTGTTTGGAATTTATAATCCAACACGGTCACCGGCGAATTTGCGGATTTACGGTCCTCATACAGTTAAAGATATTGCTAAGAAGTCTTTTTCTCCAGTTAGTTATATTCCTGAAGATGAGGTTAAATTTGCCACTATGGTTATTGAAAGTATCATTCATGATTTTGATGAGATTAGTGAGAGTGAAATAGTTAAAGGAAA